GACAGTTATAAAAAACAATATAACTTAATAGACTTTAATGACATGATTTTAGAGTTTACAAAATCAGATACTGCAATTCCTAAATTTGAAGTAGTTTTTGTGGATGAAGCACAAGACTTATCTTTAATGCAATGGGACATGACAAGAGCAATTTGGAATAAAACAACAGACTCTTTTATTGCAGGAGATGATGACCAAGCTATTTTTAGATGGGCTGGAGCAGATGTAGATTCTTTTATTACGCAGACAGGAAAACTTTTACCTCTTATTCAATCGAGAAGAATCCCTAAAAAAGTACACGATGTAGCCATGAAAATTATTGGAAGAGTTTCAAATAGAATCCCTAAAAATTGGTTACCACGAACAGTGGAGGGCTCGTTAACAATACATAATGCATTTGAAGATATAGATATGTCATCAGGGGAATGGATGGTTCTAGCTAGAACAAGATACATGTTGGAAGCGCTAGAAGAAACATTAAGAATTAAAGGTTTTTATTATGAAAATAGATTTCAAAAATCATATGAAAAAGATATTCAAGAAGCAGCCATTAATTGGGAGCATTTGCGTAAAGGACAATTACTTCACTATAAAGACATAGAAAAAATATCTAAATATATGGGGCCGGTCCATTGGGAAAAAGAAAAACTTCAAGGAATGACTAAAGATTCTTTTCATGGAATTGACAAACTAACCAAAGATTTTGGATTAAAAATAAATACAGAATGGTTTAATGCATTTGATGATTGTAGTGCAGAACGTAAGGAATATATAAGAGCCATGAGAAGAAATGGTGAAGCTTTAAATAAAGACCCTAGAATTCATCTTTCAACTATTCATAGTGTTAAAGGGGGAGAACGCCAAAATGTAGCATTATTAACCGATTTAAGTCACAATACCTATAAATCTTATGAAAAAAATCCAGATGATGAGAACCGATTATTTTATGTAGGTGCTACACGCACTAAAGAAAATTTACACATTGTCCAACCTAAGAACGAATATAAAGCTTACCCGATGGAGGATATGTGAGATGTAATTGTAAAAAATGTAAATATGCAATGGGCACTGACATAATGTTTCTATCTTTACTAACAATAATTTTGTTTAAAGAATTTATGCTATGAGTGATGTTTATAAAAAACAGATTGGTGGTGATCACTACCAGTCCATGACAATTCAACCATCAGAGTTTATAAATAAAAATAATTTGCCCTTCGCCGAAGGGAATGCTATAAAATATTTGTGCAGACACAAGCAGAAAGGACAGGAAAAAGATTTAGAAAAAGCAATTCATTATTGTCAAATGGCAATCGATAGGGATTATCCAGAAAAGGTAAAAACAGTATCAGAAAAACTACAAGACGAATTAGAACCTATCACAGATTTTTTAGAAGAAGCTGAAAAAGAAAAAAAAGAATTAAAAGAATGTTATGAAGAAGCAAAAAGACAAACAGAAGAACGCAGATCTAAAGAATGGATCAAAGGATATAACAAGTGGAAGAAAAATAAATGATACAACAACCTCTTTTTAAACCGCAAACAGAATGGCTGCCACCAGAAAATTTTCCAGATCTATCAAAATATAATGAAATTTCAATAGATTTAGAAACTAAAGATCCTAATTTAAATATTAATAGAGGTTCGGGTTCTGTTGTAGGAGTAGGAGAAATTGTAGGCATAGCGGTTGCGGTTAAAAATTGGAGTGGGTACTATCCTATCGCTCATGAAGGCGGTGGCAATATGGATCGCAAAAAAGTTTTGAAATGGTTTCAAGATGTATTAAATACAGCAGCTACCAAAATTTTTCATAACGCCATGTACGACGTTTGTTGGATTAGGGCCCTAGGTTTAAGTATTAACGGTAAAATAGTCGACACCATGATTGCATCGGCTTTGGTTGATGAAAATCAAATGCGTTATGACTTAAACAACTGCTCTAGAAGATATACGGGAAAAGGAAAAAATGAAACAGAATTATATGAAGCTGCTAAGAGTTGGGGAGTTGACCCCAAGGCAGAAATGTATAAACTACCTGCCATTTATGTTGGTGCATATGCAGAAAATGATGCCATCATTACTTTAGAACTTTGGCAAGAACTTCAAAAAGAAATTAATCTTCAAGATATAAATTCAATTATGGATATGGAAACAGAATTGTTTCCATGTCTAGTAGATATGAAATTTAAAGGGGTCCGGGTCGATGTGGAAGCAGCGCATAAATTGAAAACCATATTACTTGCCCAAGAAAAAGAAGCATTACAACAAATAAAAAAAGAGACACAAATAGATATCCAAATATGGGCAGCAAGATCGATTGCACAAGTTTTTGATAAACTGAAATTAGATTACGACCGAACCGAGAAAACATCTGCTCCTTCCTTTACTAAAAATTTTTTGGCGAATCACCCCCACCCTCTAGTGAAACAAATTGCCCGGGCTCGTGAAATAAACAAGGCCCATACCACTTTTATTGATACCATAATCAAACATTCCTACAAGGGAAGAATTCATGCAGAAATTAATCAATTAAGGGGAGATAACGGTGGAACCGTAACTGGAAGATTTAGTTATTCAAACCCAAATTTACAGCAAATACCAGCACGAAACAAAGACCTCGGACCACGGATCAGATCATTATTTATACCTGAGGAAGGTCATACATGGGGTTGTTTTGACTATTCTCAGCAAGAACCTAGGTTGGTAGTACACTATGCAGCATTGCAGAATCTCTATGGAGTGGGCGAAGTATTGGAAGCGTATCGCGAAGGCGATGCGGACTTTCATGACATCGTAGCAGACATGGCAGAAATACCTAGATATCAGGCCAAGACTATAAACCTTGGTCTGTTCTATGGTATGGGAAAAAATAAATTACAAGCAGAATTAGGAGTGAGCAAAGAAAAAGCAGAAGACTTATTTAAACAGTATCATAACAAAGTTCCATTTGTAAAACAGCTAATGGATAATGTAATGTACAGGGCTCAAGACTCTGGAAAAATTAGAACGCTTCTTGGAAGATTGTGCCGGTTCCATTTGTGGGAACCAAATCAATTTGGAATTCATAAGGCACTCCCTCATGAAGCAGCACTCAGGGAACACGGACCAGGGATCAAACGTGCTTATACATACAAAGCATTAAATAGATTGATACAGGGATCAGCTGCTGATATGACAAAAAAAGCCATGATAGACTTATATAAAGCAGGTATTATACCTCATATACAAGTACATGATGAATTAGATATATCTGTAGAAGATCTAGACCATGCAAATAAGATAAAAACTGTTATGGAACACGCAGTTTCTCTTGAAGTTCCTAATAAAGTAGACTATGAATTCGGCCCCAATTGGGGTACATTAAAAGAAAAATAGGAGAAAACTATGGAAAAAGTAAAACAACTATGGGCACAAGCACAAGCTCATCCTAAGATATCCATTGCTGTAGTGGTAGTGGTTATTGCTATATATTTTTTAGTAAACTAGAAACTATATGAGAGATGGCTTATCTAAATGCAAACATTCCTGTGATGTATTCACAGATCAAGAGAGAATATCTCTACGATCTTGAAGATCATCATGGAGAAGTTGAAGACTGCATTATATTCGGCCTGTCATCGATTACAGGGCGTCCTGTACTCTTTCATGCAATTATGGAAAACGGTGCTGTATTCTATCGGTTACCGATCTCCGCTTTCATTCAAAGAGGATTTAGAGCGGATCAAGTTCCTAGATATAGACTTGATGAGCTGGAGCTGTGGAATTGCTTTAGCTATTATCCTGCTGTCACTTCTTACGATATCCTAGACGGACAATCAGGAAAATATATTGGGAAAGATAAGAAATGGCATTCCGGTGCCTATCTCTTTACGGTTGACTGGGCTCACCCAGAGAGTAATATTGTAGATACAGATCATTCTGAGATACCGCACGAACATAAATGCGCTCACATCATGGCTTTAGATGATGGTAATTATGCAGCTCAACCAAACAATAGAATTATATGGAGTATTCCCTCTTTTACTGTTAAAGATGAAGTACCATATGATTGGAAGGTTCAAACTTCTGAATGGAATGTAGAAGATACTGGCAAATGGAAAACAGAAGATACGGATAAGTTCTTCTATGGAATTGAGGAAAAAAATGAGTAAATGTAAAAATTGTAATTGTACTTGTCATTGTGGATTAGAAGAACATTCAGATATGTATGGTGTTTGCTCTTGTACGGCGTGCGCTTGTAGTAGTGAAAATGAAGTTGTTGTTGATAGTACAAACGAGTGCGAGTCATGTCAATAATTAGGAGGAATAATGAATAAACTATTTTTAATACTAGCATTATTATTTGCCTTGAGCGCTTGTTCGCTCGGACAAAAATGTACCTATACACAAGATGGAACAAAGATTTCATCATGGGTATGGTTTTATGGTAGTGATAAACCAGTTGATTTAGATAAAAACAATTGTAACTAATATGAATGATAAAATTATTACTGCGCTGTTGGCTATTCTCATT